TGTACCATCCATAAAAAGACTTGTGTAACCAAGACCAAGCATTTTAGCTCCATTAAGACTAGCATCGGTATAGAATCGTTCTTCAGAACAATCAGAGGCTTTATTGTTTTGACTTTCCCAAGATTTTTGAAAATTTTCAAAACTATAATCGCAGTTGTAATTAATACTAAAACCCATTTCTGAACAATAAAACCGTTTGTCTTCCATTTGAAAAAAGCAAGTATAAAGAACTTCTGTTGAAGTAAACTCTTCATCTAGTCTCTTTATATGATAACCAACCCTATCAGGAATGGCTCCTAAGTCTAAGGGTTCCACTTCTGCTGTCTCGCCTTTTTCTTTAAGAAGTTTTATCATTTCTTTTCTATTTTTTGTTACCCTTTCTTTTTCATTCCATTCAACCCACATGTTATTAAAAGGAGGTCTAGCGTTACGCAATCCTTCTAATAGATACTTTGGCTCTACATGGCTTGCTCGTACAGTATGGTTTAAAAGATTATCGCTTAACAAAAATTTTTGAGCTTGAACTATATCAACTTGTATGTTTTTACTCATAGCAGTAGCATACTTACCAGAAATATATCTTGCTATGCCACGAGTAGGGTTTGATAAAGCTGAGATTAATTCATTTGCTAATAAAGGTTTATCTATCATTGGCCATTCTTCCACTTATAACAACCAGTCATATCTGTAACAAAAGGCTGAACTTCTTTAAAAGTTTTTTTAGAAATTTCTTTAAAACCACCATATCGCCATGCATATTCGTCATAGTCTTTAGAATACCACCCACTATCCTCATTATAGTCATGAGAATGTATAGTTCCTTCATCGTCTTCTTCCCCACCATACCAAAACTTACACTGCTCATCCAAAAAGTCTGCAGCAGCACAGTCACGCTCTTGCTTATCGTCACCATATAAATTTGGTTGATGGGGCTGTTCTCCAGACCAAACAATAGTGCAGTTGAAATTATGCTCGCCAGTTTTTTCTTCTATCTGACCAATATAATAATACAACTTAGGTTCTTTAAGTTTTTCCCTTTGATCTGGATCCATCCACTGGCGTCGCTCTTCCATAGTAGCCATTATAAAAACCCTCCATATTTTAAAACATCAATTTTCCGATATATAATATCTTTAGCCCACTTTACATTCTTCATGTGATACTTATAGGTATCTATTGAACCACGCATATAACCTAAATACTGTCTTCGGATTTGGAACTCTCGTCCAGGATTTTTCTCTATTAGAAGAGACCATCTAGTTCTTATATCCTTTATATCGCTAATAGTTTCAAGAGCTGAGGCTTTTGCTTTTGCTGCTAGTTTAGCTGATAGAATTAAAAACTCCATCATATTTTCTAAGTGCTCATCTACCTCTATTTTTAGTTTTTCCATTTTCTTCCTTTCTAATATAATACCTTTATTAAGCTGTGTTATTTAAGTCCTCTTGAAGAAGACCATTAGCGATTAAGTATTCTTTATAGTAATCATAAATTTCCTCAGGTGATCCGTCTATTTCATAACCTTGGGTAATCATACACGCAGCAAGTAGATCAACTTCTGGGGCATTACTTTCTCGTAAAGCCTTCCATAGAACTACTGCCATTGTTATTGGGATTTTTACTTCTGCTAGTTTTTGTGACATTTTTACTCCTATTTAAAATTTAATTATATAGGCGAAAAATAAAGAATAAAATAAGAAAAGCCTGCTTTTTATGCTTACACTGCTTGCTTTGTATACTCTGACTCTGATCCTCTAGTCCACCCTCTTGTAGACTCTGCGTGTTTTATCACTTTTGCTGCATCTTTTGCCTCGCCCCAGTTTGGACCAAGATCAACGTCTACTTTTACAGGAACTTGTAATTCAACACAGTGTTCCATAATTTCTTTTATTCTTACAGCTTGTGCGTGTGACTCAATAGAAAAATCTAATTCGTCATGTACTTGGATATGGGGAATGATACCCTCTTGATAAAGTAACTGCATCGCTTTCTTTGTCATATCTGCAGCACTTCCTTGTATTAGCCTGTTCATAGCTTTATGAGTAAAAGCCCTTTTTATACCATTGCCGTATTCAGCATACGCAGTTTTATGATCCATAATTTTTCGTGTACCAAACTGTGTTGGCTCCCACTTATCAAAACGACATTGTCTTCCTAATAAGGTTCGTATACTTCCCTGTGTTGATGCTCGACGTATTGCACGCTCACTAAGGGCTTTTACAAAAGGAACTCTTTCATGGTATTGGGCAAATAAGTCTTTTCCTTCGTCTAAGGTTAAACCTAGACTTTCCGATAGCTTTTTTACACCCATAGAATAAAACAAACCAAGATTAATATTCTTTGCTTGCTTTCTTTTTATTCCTGCCATATCAGCTACGACTTGATGGAAATCTGCATCTCCGTCTCTAAAAGCATTTGCAGCATCTTCTGCTCCTCTCAATCCCATCAACTCTGCATAATGAACAACGAGTCTTGGTTCTTGCTGGGAATAATCAAATGCTCCCCACTCACAGTTGTCTTCGGGTATGAAGAGTGACCTGATTGCAGCACCAATTTCTGGATCTCGTGCTGGCACTTGTTGGAGGTTCGGGTTACTGTAACTAAATCGTCCAGTAACCGTTCCCCCATCATCAGAACGTAAGGGGTGAAGTTCTGCATGAATCCGACCTGTCTGTTGATTGCTCATAAGCATACCATCTATAAAGGTAGTGCGAGCTTTATTCATCTTTCTTGCTTTTACAATTAACTGTGGAAACTCATGTTCATGCGTCTCAAGCCACGATTGTTGGAATGAAGGAGAACCTTTTTCTGTATAGGTGTATGATAAGTTGAGCTTTTTGAATGCTTTTTCTATAGATGCATTAGCCCAAATTTCTACTTCGTTACCCACTAATTGCTTTATGCGATGAAGAGACTCTATCTCTTTTGCCTGAAAGTGTTTTGATAATTTTTGTGTAGCCTCTAAGTCTATTCGCACACCACGATATCTCATCTCTATTAATAAGGGTGTAATAGACGATTCAAGATCAAAGATAGACCATAAGTCTTGCTTAGAAAGTTCTGTCTTTTGCCACTTCCATAAACGTAAAGTCAGTGCTGCATCTTGTTCAGCATATTGACCAACGTACATTGCTGGTAATTCATGTAATCCACTTTTTGCATCTACATTCCACGCTTGAGCAGCATCATACAGCATTCCTTCGTTCTTTGTCTCCTGTAAATACGACTTTCCTAAATTGTTTAAAGAATAACTAAATCTATTTTCATCTATTAAGGGTGCTGCAACCATCGTATCTATAATACGACCTTGAACATTTATACCCTCTGCTTTTAACCAACCTATGTCGTAAGAAGCATTGTGACATACTTTATCTGCTTTAGTTTTTGCTACATCTCTTAACCAATTAAAAACTAGAGTTTCGTCTAAATTACCACCTCCACGGTGTCGAATAGGAAGATAACCTTTCCAGCCTTCTGTAGCTACAGCGATCCCTACAATCTCTCCATCTTTTCTTGCCCAACCTGCACCTTTATTTTTAAGGTTTGGATCCCATGTTTCAAGGTCAATAGCTATTTCTTTAGCAGAGGATAGGTCAGGTAGTATTTCTGGAGGTGTCCATGAACTATCAGGAGCAAATAAAGGTGGCTGTAATGGGTTTTTAACCTTACGCATTTCTTTATTACCTTTCTGTTGAAAAGATGATAACCTACTTTTGTCCAACTTGTAAACCTTTCTTTGTTCTTTCTAATACTATAGTCATCTCGGCTTCGACCAATAACAAATAGGCTCGTAAGTCTTTTATATCGTCTAATATACCCTCTTGCCTTTGGTCACCCTTAACAGCATGAAATATATCACAGCCATGCTTTTCAACTTGGTTTTCTAGCCTATCCCACTTCCTAGCTAACATCATAAAAGCACCTATACCTCCACGCTTTTTCCAACTATCTCCATAAGATTCTTCTGCTCTCTCTAAGTTAATAACATCTTTCCTAGCAATCTCGCCTACTACTCTTAATATAGGTGTTCTAATTTTTGGCATTTTGTTTCCTTTCTAACCATTGTACACATGCTTTTTTCCAGTCAGGTGCTTGTATTGTTTTTGCTTGTTCTATAGCATTTTTTAATTTCTTTTGTTTATAAAGAGACCACGACTGAACCATTGGTATTGCTGTATAAGCAAACGTATTACTATTACTAAATAAATCAGCTGTAATATCTTGACCACCGATAAGACTCCCAGAAGGATTATCGCAAAGTAATTGAAAAAAGTATTTTAAGTCTTGATCAAAATTACCTGCGTGCTCGACTAAAGGTTGCCACTTAACAGTAGGATCAGTTGTATAGTCGTTATCTATAATACCCTCTGGTAGTTTATCTTTTAACTTAGACCATAAGTCTACATAAATATGAGCATTGTTACTTACTTGGTGATACTTACCAACTTCTAAGTTAGCCATACTTGCAACATATTCATGTAACATACTAAAGTGAACAGCGTTAGCACCATAAGCACCCCAAATCATATCATTAGACCGACACATAACTGTCATATCAACTATGTTTTGTTCTTTTCCTGGACGACACTTAAAATAGATATGTGTATTACAAGGAACATCCTTTCCACTATAAAGAAGATCCATAGCCCCCCACATAGAAAGAACTATTCGTCTATCAAAAGGATTATCTTTAAGTTTTTGTATTATGTTTTTTAATTGATCAAACCCATACCAAGATCTCCACCTATTTCCATAAGCACCATTTAAAGTTTTACCATTATCAGAAAACTCTTCCATTCTTTTTACAAACCAAGCGATAGACTTTACATCTTCACGACCAGCAAGCATCCATAAGCCTTCTATATAATGAAAGAAAGGATTACAGTTTCTTTCAGGCATAAACAAAACCCGTTCTCTTGGGTAAAGATAAGTAGAACAGACTGGGTCAGGGAACATAAGTACGTCACCTACTCTTGATTCTAATTTTATTGTAGAATCTTCATTTCTTAAACTCATTAAAGCTATTTGAAATACTTCTTCTACATTCTTTCCTTCAAATGTAATCATCGATATAGTCCTCTTGGTTTGCCTTGCCCATTACGAACTCTTTCATATTTATCAAACTCACATAAACTATGTTCGATTTCTCGCATTTCTAGCTTATGAGCAATAGCATAGGGTAAGTGTTGGTTTCTTATAGAACGTAGTTCAACCATTTCAGCATTCCAATCATGTTTTTTACTTACATAATGTAAATCACGACCATGAATACGATTTAAACCACGCATTGCTCCTGGACCAGCATTCGCCCAACGAAGTATGTCAAGGGCTTTATCTAAGAAAAGAGTATAGCGAAGATCACAAACTAATTCATAGGACATAAAATGACCTAAGTATGGGTATTCTTGGAATAGCTTATGTGCTTTTTGTAACGTATTTATTTCAGCAAAGTCGTTTAAAATTTTATTATGGTTTTTTACAATATTATTAATACACCAAATAACCCCATCAACTTTATCCATGCCATCTGGGGTTTTAATTATATATCCTCCAGTAACATATTTCTTTTGTTCCTTAATTTTTTCTCTAGCAAGTTCTGGATCCCACTGTCTATGTAAATCATGCCGTAAAAGAGTTTCTCCCGTTTGAATTAAATTAAACCAACGAAATATTACTGTTGCTAATAAAACATCTTTTGTATGTTTGAGTGGGTCTCGCATATTTTGACGAAACCATACTGTTGTCTTATCGTTCTCTCTAAACGGGTTAGTAAATCGATAAGTATCTAATATTACATCCGTAGTCCAAGGGCGAGGAAGACCTTGTTGCTTCTTTAAATAAATTTCATGTCTATCCTCGATCCATCGGAAAAATCTCCGTGTTGAATCCATTACTTTTTCCTTAGTTGCCAATTAACATTATTTGAAGTCTCAGGATAAGCCGTAGCTAAAAGAACCCTTTGCCAATGTTTATCGAACCTATTTTTAATGTCATCTACTACATGCTGTGGCCAACGAAGATTAGCACGGTGGTTATGGTTAAAGTTATTAGTTTGAGTAAACGTACCATAATGCTTTTCTAAAACAAAATGTTTTTCTAAAAGTTCTTTTAGTTCCTCATAACCCCACTCATAAACATGGTCTTCAGGAAGTTTATCATTAGAACCATCATGATTAGGTGTTGATATATAAGCTATTCCTCCTGAACGTAGTTTACGAGCTGAGGCTTCAATCCAAGGTTCGATAAACTCTCTGCCCATATGTTCTATAACTTCTGTTGTCATAAAAACATCTATAGATTCATCTTCTACAGGAGGTTCAGGATTAGTCGTTAAGTCTTGAAGAATGATTTGACCTTTACCACCTGACATAGTTTGAAACCATTTATGCTCGGTAAGAGGTAATTCATCGTCTACCCACCAATCATTAAGACAAGCTGGATCAATATCCATACCTACATAACTATTTACAATCTCAGCTTTTCTTGTAACAAAAGCCTTATATAGATAACGAAGTGTCCAAACTTCACCACAACCTATTTCTAAGATATCGACAGGTCTTCCAAGAGTTTTAGCCCTGTCCATAATTAACTGACCCATTTTACAAAACCTACTAATATGAGCAAGTTCGTCTGGTCTCCAGTTAGCTAATGTTCCTGCACTAGCTATATCCATTCTAGTGTTCTTAGAATCGTTTGCATTTACTGCAAGTCTTTTTCGTATTGATGCCATTGGCTCCTCCTTTGTTAAAATAAAAGGGAAGTATCAAAGAAATAGAAAGGTTAAAACTTTCCTCGAATACTTCCCCAGCAACGTGAAACTAGCTATGGGATAAAGAAATATACCCATTGTCGACCATCTCACGAAGATAGTGTTTAAAAACTTTAGAGACAGGCTGAGTTGTATCTAAACAACCTGAAAGATCCTGTATTAAATTTTTTGAAGTAATAGGGCTGTTTTGCCTTAAAACATCTAATATTATCATCATCTGCTTTGCCCCTCGTTCTGGGTGCTTTATATAAGTAATAGATGTATTATCATCGTGCTTTATTCTAGTCTTCTTTACTTTTTCCATTTCAATAACTTCGCCCACGTCTTTCTCCTTTTTAAGTTTTGGTGCTTCATCTAATAATTGTTGCAATTCTTCTGGGTGGTAGTATCTCCAGCATTTCGGCATGTACTCCACCATATACCCATCAGTGTGGGTAATAATATTATTCGACACGCCAAATCCTTATACCAAGAGTAGAGTTATTACCAACATTATTAGGATCGTCTTGTTCCCATAGCCTTTGGGTAAAACGAACACCCTCATATTTTTTCTGGTAAGTTTGCCTAGCTTGGCTTAAACGGTTTGCCATACGTTTTAGATTATCGCCCTCTTCTAAAGGTAAGAAAAACGACTGTCCAATTTTCATTTCATTTAAAGGGTATTTACGTTCTGCAGATCTACGGTCAGAACCAACAGGAACTGGAATATCGTCTTCTAACTCAATACCTAAAGAAGTAACTTCAACTTTCTTTTCTATTTTCATAATTTCTTCCTTTCTATAAATTATAGATTTACTATAATAAGACTATAGCTTAGATATATTTTTAAATAAAGTATAAAGTTTTCACACCATAAAGTATTTATTGGTGTTTGGTTGAACTATATGTAGCTTGTGTTTAGCCCTAGTTATACCTACATAAAAAACCCTTGTATCATCGTCTGGGTTTTTCTCATAAGACTTCCAAGTTCTATGTGGTAGGTCTGTTAATAGTATTACATTATCAGCTTCTCCTCCTTTTGCTGAATGTATCGTGGATAAATTTATTCTTGGCTTTTTAGTTATCTTTTCACCGAGTCTTAGCATAGATAAAATATAACTTCTTTCGTGTGGGGTAAGTGCAGTAAACATATCGTGCCATATTTTTTGTTCAGGTAGATTAGCTAAATTTTGTATTTCTTTTAAGGTTAGCTTGCGTGATGGCTCTATACCAATAAAGGCTTTTCTCTTTGCTTCTTTTATATAAGGCATTATATTTTCTGCTTGATCTGGAAAAATAAAGTTACCTTTTCGTAATTCTTCCCAATTCTTAACTGCATCTATTTTCTTTTGTGATATGGATGGGTTGTTTTTCCTTTCAAAGTACACCCCTAATCCTCTACAATGGGCTTCAACCTCGTTTAATAAATAATTAGAACGAGACAATATTAACCATTGACCAGAGGAGATATCTACATGTTCGAAACTTGCTTCGGTGATTACATTACCAGCCTCTTCCCTAGGACTCCAAGTTTTTTGTGTTCTTGTCTTAATACGACTTATCACTTTGTTGGCGACATTAAAAACACTTTGGGGGATACGATAGCTTTTCTCCAAGATTCTCGCATCATCGGAGATACTGATCAAAAAATTCACATCTGCCCCTGCCCATCGAAAGATAGCTTGGTCATCATCACCAGCAATATAGACTCTCTTAGATTTTTGTGCGAGAATCTTTACTAGTTTCCATTGTAATGGACTCAAGTCTTGTGCTTCGTCTACGAACATTACTTCAAGAGAGGGTGCTAGTTCTTTTGCAACACACATATCAAGCATGTCTGTAAAATCATATAGTCCTCTTGCCTGCTTAAACTGGTATAGCCCCTTAGAAAATCGTTCTAACGTATGCCAATCTATATCTTCATCGTAATGCTCTTGCCATTCAGCTCTTAAACTATGACAACGTAACCTTGCTAAACCCTCTATAAACTTTAATTTATCATCTTTAGATAAAAGAGAAATTGATCCTTCTTCTAAACTTATATCTCCAGTTAAACGTAAACCCATGACATCGTTAAACTCTCTATAGTTTGTACGATCCATAACTGAATCTCGTGATAAGCCTAACATACGGTAACATAAAGAATGTAAAGTTCTAAAGTTCGGTATATCTTTTCCAGTTAAGCCAAACCGTTCCATTGTTCTTTCTTTACCCTCTTCCGATGCTTTTTTAGTAAAAGCAAAGTAACCAATTTTATCTGGGGGTGTTCCCCTTTGCATCTCCATTTCAATTAAGTTTAAAATAGTTGTCGTTTTTCCAGTTCCTGGTGGACCAAGAATAATAGACCATGTAGAAGGATCTATAGTCAAAATGGATCCTCCCCCATTTTAGGTAACTCAAAACTTTCTTCTTGAGACCTGAACTCTGGAATATACCAAACCGTAACACCTTTGCCTTTTACATGGAAAAAATGATCGCCCCCTCCAAGTTCTCTTAATCTTGCAGCAATATGGTTTCTTCCATAATCTCTAAACTGTTGCCTACCAAAATAGTCTATTAAGTCTTTTAATCTAAAGAAAGTCTTATTCTCCTCTGTCCAAGGCTTTCCTAATAGTAGTTCGTCACGAGACTGTGCCTGTGCTCGCTCTGTACAAAAAGACTCTAATAATTCTTTGAACTGTCCTTGCACAGAAACATCGTCAGGTACTTCTATTATTGACACACTATCTAATAACTGCTGAACTACTGTTCTCCAATTATTCTGTCGCATAGTCAAAGGCATGAAGTTTAATTCATCCATACATCTTCTTTGAAACTTAGTCTGGTTTTGTAATTCATCTGTCGTTAATTCTATTCGATGACCCTCGACATCTAAAAACCAAATAGGAGGTGTTGAATCTTGTTTTTGTAGATTACTAAACTGTGGTAAACCACCAGAAGAACCGACACCATATTCACAGGTACGACAAACAGCAGCATTACAATGAGCAGCAATAGGTTGATCATTACATTTATACTGATAATCCCTATTACCTAACGACTTTATAACAGTTAAAACATCTGCAGCACCAAGAGGTGGTTTCATATATTGAAAGTTCTTTTCTTCCAACTTCTTTTCCCAGTCGTCAGAAAACTTCTTTCTAAGAAAAACACCTACATCAAATAAACCATTATTTCTAGTTCCTTCTGGAAAACCCATACTACATAGTATTTTTAAACAAGGGGGTGCACCATCAAGATCCTTATCTTTTACTTCAGCTGATTTTACCTTTAAACTTTCTAATTCAGCTTTACTAATAATTTTAGTTTTAGCATATTTTAAAAATTCTTCTAAGTTGGTAATTGCTACACCTTTATCGTCGTGTGCATACCTAGTTGTCCGTTTGCCACCAAAGTATGGCATATTAAGAGTGCTTCCTCTATCACCTTTTTCTAACAATAATTTCGTTTGTTTTGGAAATATCTCTGCCGTGGCATAACCCAATACAGATGCGATATCTTTTAATTTATGTTGAACAATAGCACAGCTCACAGGTTCTGATAAGAACACATAGACATGTGCACCCCCTGATTTAGACCGTGCTATTACAAAAGGTAACTCGTTAGTCTGAATTAGTTTTGTAACTAAGTCAGCATGGTTAAGAGGATATTGATCAATATCAATAGCCCCCCAAGTACATGTGTTATTCTCTGTAATAGGAATAATACCTAACGAGTTTTTTCCTTCTAAGTGTTTATTCCAAAGATCTAGTAGTCGGTCATCTGTAATATCTTCAGATATGATCCGATATCGACCTTTTTCTTTTCCTATACCGTTAGTTTCTTCAGAAACAAAAGAACCATAAGCCTTTCGTAATCCAGAAAATAACTCTGCAAATTGTTTTGCTACCATAATAAAACAGGGGCAGTTTTCACTGCCCCCTATTACCTAGAATGGTACAGTATCGTCAGAGACAGAGGGAGAATTTGCCCCCTCTTGGTCAGGTTGTTTTACCTTGACCTCTCCTGATCTTATTCCTTTTAAGAAATTACTTGCTTCAACAATAAAAGGTCTACTGCTAACTGCTTTATCTAAACCTATAGACCAACCATACCAAGAACCTTGATCATTCTGTTCACCTATAGTTTTTACTAGATAACGAAACATAAACATAGGAGCTTCAACTAATTCACCCTTACTGTTCTGAACTTTCCTTTGTTTCATCTGACTAATCCATTTTCTAGCTTTACTAAGCTGAGTTGATGTCATAGTTAAAACGGCTTGATGCCATTCAGACTCATCTTCATTAGTTATCATAACATAGAAATGAGCTGTTTCTTCGATAAAGTTACCGTTTTCAAGTACAAACTTGTTCTTATCTGTTTTTGTACACTGACTTAAAATCTCTCTAGTGTGGTCAGGGTTTACTAAACCACCCCCACTGTTATCACGAGATTTCCATTCGATATACTTCTTTTGATAGTAACAAGGAACTACAATAAGACCTTTATCCCCATCAATAGATTCTGCACTAACAGTATTATAAATGTTGCCTTGCTCAGCACCCTTTACATATTTACCATCGTTTTTATTTAATTGTGGACTACCTGATTGTATAATCCTAATAAAGGGAACTGAATAATCATCAGAAGTAGTTTCCTCTAACCCCGTTCCAACATTTAGTATTTCATCGTCAACCACCACAATAGATGATTGTTCTTTTTTAGTAATATCTTGAGCCATTTTTTCCTCCTATGACTTTGTTATTTTAGTCGTGAAACCACTATATAGACCAAATAAGGTTACAGGAATATCTGTTCCCTTTTCCATTTGCTCTCTAGCGAATGATTTTAAAGTGGAATGGTGAACACCCTCTTTCGTAGAATAGCTTTGACCCATTCCATCAAGTGCTGACATAACTTCTACATACTTATTGTCACCCCTACCAAACTGTGAAATCACTTCACGTTTAATGAGTTCTCCAAAACCATTTTGTTCTAACCAAGAGTGTGCTTCTTTTGCACGTTCTTTCGAAATATGTGCTGTAACAAAAGGTTCAACTTTTAGTTTGGTTCCGTCTTTTAATTCAAAACTAGATAAACCAACCTCTGCTAAAAGATCTGGTATTTCTTGTTCTGCAATCTGCCTTATTCTAAACTTATAGTCTTTAATAGATTCCTCGAAATCTTTTACTTCGTTTTGTTTATAAATAAGTTCATTAGCCAATTTAGACAACCGATTTAACTCATCCGTTGTAGCCTTGACATTTAGGGTGTTTATAGCCTCGCCCCCGAGAATCTCGTCAAGATTTTCCATCATACTCTCCAAAGTAATTTAGGTTAATGTTTATGGGAAGATATAGTGCTTCTTGCCTATCCCACTTCAGCATCTTAAACTTCCCATCGTTTACATAAGAAGCTATACTGCAAGCTATGCCAATAGCTGCAGGATCTCCCATGAGCAACAAGTAGTCGTCATCAGAGAACTCACTTAATCCTTCTCGCAACCTTGCAACGGTTGGAGCAGAACTAAATACAATTTGTCGATTAGGAGGTAGTAAAGTTTTTACTCTGCCAAACCTTCCAGCACCAGATATATTTTTAGTGCCAAAATCCTGGACTACATACACTGTAGTATTATTTTCCATTCTACTTTCTCCATTTTATTTAACTTACCTTACTATATTAAACCCTAAATATATATAAGTATTTACTGCACGCATAATGTAATTTTAAAAACTATTTGGTTTTTTATTTTTTTAAAAAGCTCGTCATAATCTCATAATATCATAAGAGTGGGTCTAAGTCTTTGTTTTTACTGAACAACAACCCTATGAGATTTGGTTTTACATTATGATAGATAACGGGTCGTAAGAAAACTTTTTACATAAGTTTTATATATCTCACTAGCTATTATTATAGTATAGTAATTTTAGAAAGAAAGAAGGAGAAAAATTTGTTTAAATTTAAAACTAAACCTTATAAACACCAATTAGATGCTTTAACTATTTCTTGTGAAAAAGAAGAGTATGCCTTGTTAATGGATATGGGAACTGGAAAATCTAAAGTATTAATAGATACGATAGCTTACCTTTATGATAAGGGTGAAATTAATTCTGCTTTAATACTTGCTCCTAAAGGTGTTTATAAAAACTGGGTTGGGCAAGAAATACCAAATCATTTGCCAGAGCATATAGAACATAAGATAGCTTATTGGTCTTCACCTTTAAGCGAAAAAATAAAGAACCAAATCAAAAGTATTTGGGATCCAGAAGATAAATTACATATATTTGTAATGAATATCGAAGCCTTATCAAGTGGCAAAGCATTAGAAGTTGCTAAAAAGTTTTTATGGAGACATGAGAACGGATTAGGTAATGGAACACTACTAGCAATAGACGAGTCTACTGTTATAAAAAACCCAAAAGCGAAGAGAACGAAAAGTGCTATTGGTTTAGCAAAAATGGCAAAGTATAAAAGAATATTAACAGGTTCACCAATAACTAAGTCACCGTTAGACCTTTATTCTCAGTTTGCTTTTCTTAGTGAGTCTTTACTTGGGTTTAAATCATATTATGCTTTTTGTTCTCGCTTTGCTGATATGATCCGTAAGTCAGCAGGAACACATCAATATAATCAAATATTAGGCTTTAGAAATCTTGACGAATTAACTGCTTTAATTAAACCTCACTCTTTTAGGGTTACAAAAGAACAGTGTCTAGATCTTCCCGAAAAAGTCTATACCAAAAGAAGTATAGAGTTAACACCAGAACAGAAAAAAGTATATGACGAAATGAAAAAGAACGCAGTAGCTGTATTAGATGATATGGAACAAGTTACGGCTAATGCTGTCATAACTCAACTTTTACGACTACATCAAATAAGCTGTGGGTTTTTAAATACAGATAGTGGTATTAGTGTTGAAATAAAAAACAATAGATTAAGTGAACTTCTTGGTATTGCCGAGGAAGTTAGTGGGAAAGCTATTATATGGGCAAACTATAGGCACGATATTATGGCAATAGAATCAGCTCTTAAAAAAGAATATGGTAACGATGCAGTTCGTTCTTATTTTGGTGATACTCCAGGAGAAGAAAGACAAAACATTGTAGAGTCGTTTCAAAAAGATGATAACCTTAGATTTTTTATTGGTCAACCAAGAACAGGTGGATATGGTCTAACTTTAACTGCTGCTAATACAGTAATTTATTATAGTAATAGTTATGATCTTGAGGTAAGGTTGCAATCAGAAGACCGTGCACATCGAATAGGACAAGACAAAAAAGTTACCTATATTGATTTAGTTGCAGAAAAAACAGTTGATGAAGTTATAGTAAAAGCATTAAGACAGAAAATTAATATAGCTACTCAAGTTTTAGGAGAGGATTGGAAGAAATGGCTGATTTAATAACAAAGTTTAAAAGTATTAGAAAAGATAAGGATATGACTCAAAAAGATGTATCCGATAATACAGGTGTAAGTGTTATAACAGTATACACTTGGGAGTCAAGAACAAGACAACCTACTTTAGATAATTTTGAAAGAGTTTTAAATAAAATGGGATATCAATTAACTATACAACCTTTGGAGTTAACTAGTGAACTTAGATAGGCTAAGAGTAGAAATAGAAAAAGATGAAGGGTGTAAATACGAAATTTACTTAGATCATCTTGATTTACCAACGATGGGTATTGGTCACTTAATAACGGAGTGGGATGAAGAATACGAAAAGCCAGTTGGAACAAAAGTATCAGAAGATAGAGTAAATAGTTGCTTCCAAATTGATGTTTGGGCAACGGTAAACGAGTGCAAAAAATTATACAATAAGTTTGACGATATGCCCGAAGAAGCACAACTTATTTTATGTAACATGATGTTCAATATGGGCAGACCTCGTCTATCTAAATTTAAGAAAATGAATGAAGCTATAGCTAATGAAGACTGGTTTGAAGCAGCAGTTCAAATGGAAGACAGTCGTTGGTATAAACAAGTAACTAATAGAGCTGATCGACTTATAAAAAGAATGGAAGACTTAGGTGTAAAAGAACAAGTTGCTACTTAGTCAATCCTTTTTGTTTCTCATATGTTCTTAATCCACCAAGTCCTAGCATACCCATTAATACCGTCATAAGACTACCCATATCAAAAGTTGGTAATTCTGGTATTGCTACGTTTAAGTAAGCACATATAAATATAGTTACTGGAGCAAGAACAAAGTGCCAGCAAAGAGCAATTCCACATGTCCAACCGATAAAAGGTCTCCAGCCTGCGACAAAAATAGATTTATGAGTAGCTTCTGCTTTGTTTATTTCTATCTGACCTTTTGCTAGTTCTTGAGCATGGCTCTCTGCCATAGTTGCCACTTCATGTGCCAACTTGTTTTTCATATCTTTATCTTCTATAAACTTACCAAGAAGATTCGACACTGGACCAATTAATGCTGTTAACATCTTGTCCTCCTATACTTTTTTAATTTTATTTTGAACTGTTTTACTTAACTCTTTTAAATGAAATAACTTTTCACTTTTAGCTGTGTGTGAAGTACCTGTGTGTAAAGTACCGTCTTTCATCTTATGAGACTTACCCTTATGGATTGCTCCATTTCTTTTATAATGTGTTTTCATTAGTATATCCTCACTTCCTTTGGGTCTATTTTTGGTATTAATTTACACATACATTGGTATGTGGTCTCCTTGTCGTTTTTTATTATAATTTGATTATGTAGTTTATTCTTATAAGATAAACAATTATTAATATCTTTAAAATAAATTCCACCTTCCATTGTTGCACCTAAATAACAGACTAGCATAAACGCTGTCACTTCTTACTCATCCAAGCTGTTGTTCCCATGTATGCTCCTACAATACCTGCTCCAGATAAATAGAAAAGATTTGATATATCGGACAGAGCTTTAACTCTTTCAACATCAATAAGAAACATAGCTAGTGTAAAAACCCCCATAGCTATTAATGTTGCTCTTGCCATTCTTAATTGAGCAAGTTGTTTTCTTAATAAAGTTTCTGTTTCTTTCATCATCTTAGCGTTTTCTAACTCTTCATCAGTAACTATACCATCACCATCTAAGTCATACTCATTGTACTTGCTATTATTTTGAAGTGTTTTTTTCATAGGCTTTTTTTATCTCCTCTATTGTTCTATTGCAACCAATACAAACTTTTTTCTCACTTAATTTACAAACACCAACACATTTACTCATTTAGCAATACTTCTTAAACTTTCCATTACAGAATCGATTGATGGTTCTTTGCCATTTGGGTCTAAAACACATCTATATTGGCGTGGGCATCCGTTTGCAATATCTGTGAAGTCTAATGTAAAAGTCTTTTGTGCTCCTTGATATATACAAGCCATTTTATCTTTATACACTTTACGTTTTTTTAATCTGCATGTGGTCATAGTAGGAAGAACAATAATTCCTTTTTGTATTTTTTGCTGTCGTGTGTAATCTTTACTTTTGTATTTATAACTATCAGCATATGCTCTAAATGTAACTACAAAACCTATTATAATAACTGATATTACACAAAACACTATGCCTATAGTTTGGAATGTATCTATAAATTCTTTCTGCCTTTGTCGTGCTTCAATCCTTTGTAGACGATTAGCTTCTTTAGCTTCTGATATTCTATTAGCTCTTTCTGTAATGATCTCATTCCAAGCCTCTGGACCAAATCTCAAATTCACCATATTTTTTAGCTCCTGCCTTTTTTCTTCAAGCAGTTTACGATCTATAAATTCAGTAGCTGTACTTTCAACAGAGCCAAACTGTTGAGCAATAGACATACCACCTTTGCCAGACTTCTTATTCATTTGAGATTCACCAGTAAAGAAACCATCTATCTGTTTTGCTATACCTGAAATATCATTTACTGTTGAAATATTTTCTTTAAT